GACTCGAAGCGTGTCATTGCGATACGCCAGGAGTCACGCCTTTTTTTGTTGGCTCCCTGGCAGTTTTTCATCGGGGGAACCAAGCATGAAATCGAAGAAGTTGCGCGAGTCGATCGCAGCGAAGCTGGCCGAAGTGTCGGCGTTGCAGGATCGGTGCGAGAAGGAAGGCCGCGAATACACGGCCGACGAGAAAGCCCACGTCGATGCCGCGATTGGCGTCGATGGCAAGGGTGGCGAAGTCGCCAACTTGAAGGCTCAATTGGCCCAGGCCGAAGCGTTCGAAAACGAGATTGCCGCTATGGCAGCCAATCGCATCCCGGGTGGCGTGCATCACGAGCGGGCCGGCGTCGAAGATTCGAGCAGCATCTTCTCGCGGGTTAAAGTTCCTGCTCGGGCGCTTGCCCGTGGCCGCATCACCGCGTTCAACGGACCGGACAAAGAGAAGCAAGCCTACGCGTTCGGCCGCTATGTCATGGCCATTTGCGGCAATCAGCGTTCTCAGCAATGGTGCGCCGACACCATCGGATTTGACATTAAGAACGTCAACACCGAAGGCAGCGACCCGGAAGGCGGTTTCCTGGTGCCGCACGAATTCGAGGCGACGCTTATCCGGCTGGTCAACGAATACGGCGTGATTCGCCGTGTTGCTCGACCTGTGCCGATGTCGCGTGACACCAAGAGCTACCCGCGACGAACGGGCGGACTCACCGCCTACGCCATCGGCGAAATCTCGGCTCCAACCGAGACGACAATGACGGTTGATCAGATTCAACTCGTCGCCAAGAAGTTCGGCGTGTTGACCTACTACAGCCGCGATCTTGACGAGGACGCCGCGTTGAGCGTCGGCAACCTGATCATGGAGGAAGCCGCTTTGGCTTTCGCCAATAAGGAAGACGAATGCGGGTTCAACGGAACCGGCGCGTCGACCTATAACGGCATCGTCGGCATCAAGGAATCGCTCGCGGCTGGCAGCAAATACACTGCCATCACGGGCAACACGTCTTTCGGAACGCTGGACCTGGAAGACTTCGAAGGCATGATCGCCAAGCTGCCGAGCTACGCGTTTCGCGATGGCGGGCCGTCTTGGTACATTCACCGAAGCGGCTGGGCGTTGTCGATGCTTCGCCTTGCGGCTGCTGCCGGTGGCAACACCACTCGCGAGCTTGCGGCGGGTGCAAGCGACGTGCAATTCCTCGGCTATCCTGTCGTGTTTACCGAAGTCATGAACAACACGACCAGCGCCCAAACGTCGACGGACGGACTTGTGTACTTCGGCAACATCCGCCAGGGCGTCGACTTCGGCGACCGTCGCGGTGTGACGATGGATATGTCGCGAGAGGTTGCGTTCACGACGCAGCAAATCGCCGTCCTCGGAACCGAGCGGTTCGATATCAAGGTGCATGACGCGGGCACTGCCAGCGTTTCCGGCTCCATCGTGATGCTGTCCACTCCGAGCAGCTAACGGCGATTGACATTTTCGCGGCTAGCAACCGCTAGCCGCTTTTCGCACAACATCGAAAAGGAACCAATATGAATTCCGCACAGCATGACAAGTTTGTTTCGATCACGCCGCCGGCGGCGATTGTCGACAACGCCAGCTATACGACCACGGCGGTTGACACGAAGGGATATGCCTATCTCCGCGTGTTCGCCTACTTGGGCGCAACCGATATCGCCATGACTGCGCTCAAACTGCAAGAGAGCGACGACAGCGGCATGAGCGGGGCGGCAGATATCACGGGGCTTGTATACGGCACGAGCAGTAATGTGGCTGGCTCGACGTCGGCTTTGCCGAGCGCCACGGACGACAACAAGTGCTTCGTGTTCGAGGTCGACTTGCGGGGCCGAAAGCGTTACATCGATCTTGTCGCCACCGCTGGCGATGGATCGACTGGCACGTTCCTCACGGCGTTCGCTCTGTTGAGCCGAGCCGGTGATGTTCCGGTGAGCGCGTCGGAACGCGGATTTGGTGACATTCTTCGGAAGTAAGCCATGATTGTCGAGCGCAACGCCATCACGCCAATCAACACCGTAGCCGCCACCTTTGAACCGGTGACGGTTGCGGAGTTGAAAGCCCATTTGCAATACGCTCCATCGTTCACCGGTAGCGACCAAGAGCTTGCCAATTACTTGGTCGCCGCTCGGGAGCAATGGGAGTCAGATTGCGGCGTTGTGTGTTGCGACAGCCGGTGGCAAATCCAACTTGATCAATGGCCGTCATCGGATGTTGGGATTCACATTCCAGCTAGGCCGGTGACGTCCATTGTTTCGATCCAATACGTTGACACCCTTGGCACGACTCAAACATGGGCGAGTGCTAACTACGTGCTCGACAAGGGGCGAGGGTCGCCGGTTGTTTGGTATGGCTACAACGTGACAACGCCATCGATCCGCTCGCAACGTAACGCGGTGACGGTGACGTATCAGGCAGGACACGCAACGGCGGCGGCTGTGCCGCAGCGTTGGAAACAAGCCATCCTGCTACTGGCCGGACATTGGGCCGAGCAGCGATTGCCGATTGTGATTGGCACGATATCGAGCGAAGTTCCGCTAACCTATGAGCGGCTTGTTGCTGCCAATATGCGGAGCACCTATCCATGAGGCCTGGATTGTTTCGCGACCGCATTGACATCGAGCGAACAAGCGAAGCGGCTGGCGATCCGCTGCCGGACTTCACGGGCCGTGACTTGTACCAAGACGTCCCGTGTGACATCACGCTCGTTGTCGGATCAGAGACGTTTCGCGGGCGTGGCATCGAGGCTCTGGCGTCGCATGTTGTCGAGCTACAATACTTGCCGGACATCAGCCCGACGATGCGATTGCGTGTTCGACATGGCACGTTTGCTGGCTCGATATTGAATGTCCGGGCCGTTCGTCCGCTGGACATGGATCGCGGCCGCGTGCGAAAGCTTGTGCTGGATTGTTCGGAGGTTGTCGTCTGATGGCAGCCACGCAGCGTGAAGCATTTCAAGGATTCGCGGAAGCCGACTCGATACTTTCGAAGCTGCCTATCCTGCTGCGCGGCCGCCGGATATCGACGTCGATCAATCGCGTGATGGAACGGCTTGCGGCGGCATCGGCCGCCAAGACGCCTCGGGAAGGATCGAGCGTCGGCGGCATCGCGTACACGCCGCTACGTGGCGAGCGTGCCGCTAGAATGCGGTTGTCGCAGGGCATCAGCAATGTGCTGAGGAAGTACAACGGAGGCGAGACGATTGTTGGCGTAGCCGGTCCGATTAAGCGGAAGGTCGGAAGGCATTCGCACTTGGTCGAGTTTGGATTTCATCACACGACTGGCGGAACATTCTCGCGAAGCGGTGGACGTCAGCGAGCCGCCAAGCGATTGACGGGCGTCAAGCTACAGCAAACACGGTGGAAGCAACGCGGCACCAATCGTTGGGGCGAACCGAAGTTTGTTGCGGGCACCTACTTCTCACAATCGCAACTTCGCAACATATCGAAGAAGTTTTTCTATCAACGCACCTACTCGAACAACGCGGCTAAGACTGGACAAGGCAAACGCGGCCAATACATTCACGGCCGACCGTTCGTAATGAACACTTGGCAATCCAACAAAGAACGCGTTCAACGCGAGATCATCGAGGAGCTAAGGCAGTTTGCCGACGCGTTCGCACGTAGCGAAGCACGCAAGGCGAAGCGTGCCGCTAAACTGGCGGCAAGGGGCTAACGCATGGCATTGAACGCTGACCTGCTGACATACCTAAAAACACAATCCACCGTAACCAGCTTGGTTGGCAGTGGTACGGCGTGCCGCATTTACCCGGACGGAATCAAGGAAGGTGCGTCGCGGCCATGCGTCATGTATCGCAAAGTGAGCGGCGGGCCGATGACTGGCATCAGCGGACCGCTCGGGCTAAGCCAAGCACGCTATGAAATCATGTCGCTAGCGACAAGCCGAGCGGCAGCGGATACGCTGGACGAAGCCATTTATGACGCGCTTCGCGGCGGCAACAAAACGATGGGATCGACGGCGGTGACGGAAGTGTATATTGGCGATGCCGACCGCGACTGCGGAGCGGACGCGCCAATCGATGGTAGCGACCAGTACGAGTATTGGGCCAGGACAGCTTACGTGATTTGGTACGCGGATGGTGACTAACCGACAGGAGAAAACGATATGCCAGTGACAGCAAAACGGGACACGGGCCACGGTGCGACGGTGACTTTCGGGACGACGGCTTGGAGCGGAAAGCTGGTCGGCATTCCGACCAATCTTTCTCTGACTCGGCCGCCTGTCGATATTACGTATCTCGGCACCAGCGGCGAGCGTGAATATATGGCAGGCGATGTCAGCGAGCTTGGACAAGTGACGCTTGATGTTGCGTTCGAATCGGCAACCGGGCTGCCCGCTCTCGGCACAACGCCGGAAACGATTACGATTACGTGGCCGCTTGCCCCTGGTGGTGGCGGTGCAACGGCTGCCAATCTTGCTGGAACCGGCATCATCACGGGCGTGGTCTATCCCGCGATGCAAACGAACACGATGCAGCAGGGGCAGATCACGTTTCAGTTCGACGGCAATACCGGACCGACCTGGACTGCGGAGGCGTAAGCGTGGAAATCAGCATCGAATTGCGGCCGCACGTTGGCCACAAGAACACGCCGCTCGGGCCTGTGGCTGTCGAGCATGACCAATGGGTGGTTGTGCTGTGTCGCGGCAGCGTGAAGCGTCAGATCGGCTATCAACGCAAGGCGAGCAAATCGCCTGTGCTGTGGCTGGCTGGGCGTGCGTCAGCGGTGAAGGAATACGGCTTGCCGATTGTCGAGCAGGCTGAGGAATTGAGCGGCGTGGAACGGGACAAAAAACTGGGAGAGGATAGCGATAATGGCGATCAATCGTGACCAATTCACGCGGGCGATGGCTCGGCGGTATGACGAGCCGAACATTCCCGGGCTGGGCGTGGTCAAGCTGCAATCGTTGACGGTGAGGGAGATGGGCGACATTCGCGCCAGCCTTCGAACGAAGGCGGGCGAGATTGACCGCGAACGGCTGGCAAAGATTGACGCGTTGGTTGTTGGTGCTGCTGTTGTCGACGACAACGGGCAGCCAGTTGTCAGCGATGACGACGTCATGCGCGGCTTCTTCGATCAGCTTGACGCGGGACCGTGGGCTTGCTTGACAGCCGCCGTCAAACGTCATACGGGCTGGGATTGCGGCGAGGATTGGCAGCCGGTCAAAGCCGCCGCAAAAAACTAAGAGACGACCGGCTTGAGCTACTTCGCTGGCGTGTCGCGGCACGCCTCGGGTTTAAGTCGGTCGACGCGTGGATCGAGTCGACAACGGAGCGGGAGCGATCGTACATGATGGCTCTTGCGTTGCTCGATGGCTGGGGTGAGGAATGGCAGGAGTTGGCATCGCGGCTTGTCAACCTGATGCGGACGACGGCACAGCACGAGCTTAAAGCGGATGACGCGTTGACGTCTGAGGATGTGCGGCGGCGCTGGCAATGGCTTGACGAACCGGACAACGCACCGCAGGAAGTCGACTGGGATGCGGCGGCAACGGCAATGCGGCAACAATTCACAGGATTGACAACGTGAGCAATGCCATCGCCAGTCTGTCGATGCAACTTGGACTCGATACCCGCGAGTTCACTGATGGCGTTGTTGCTACGCAGCGAGAGTTAAAGCTGCTCAAAAAGATCATTCAAGACGCTGGCGGTCCGCAAGAGGAACTAACCGCTCAGCTTGCTGGTATCCAGCGGCTGCGAGACAAATTCACGACGGTGCCTGAGGAGAAGTGGCAAGCGGCCATCAAAAAAGTCTACGACCGATACCACGAATTGACAGCGGTACAAGCGGAAGTCGTCGATGAAAAACAGCGTGTTGGCGGCCGCGACATTGCGTCATTTGCCGGCCAGCGATTGACGTCTCGTTTCGCAATCGTCGACGATTTGGCCTCGGCGGCAACGGCTGCCGGGCCGTACGGTGTGGCGATTGCCGGGGCGCTGGCTGGCATTGGGGCTGCTGGAATTGCGGCCGCAAAGGGTGTTGAGCTACTCGCCACCACAACGCTAGAAGGTATCGATCGGCTCAACCGCTTGAACGATGAAGCAATGCTGCTCGGCGTGTCGGCATCGAGCTTGCAGCGACTCGAAGCGGCCGCCCGTCTTGGCGGTGCGTCTGTTGAGTCGGTCACAACCGCGATGCGTAAGATGTCGATGGTGCTCGGCGATCCATCGTCCGAAGCGGTGGCGACGCTCGAAGCCATGGGATTGCAGGTTAGCCGACTAAAGAACATGCGGGCTGATCAAGCTTTCGCGGCGATCGGAAGCGAGATCGACAAGCTGCCAACCAAGGCCGAACAGCTTGCGGCTATCAGCGACATTTTCGGCAAGGGCAATGTCGAGATCGCCAACCTGCTTGGCAACTTCGATGAGTTTATGTCGCAGGCTGACACGTTCACTTTGAGCGATGAGCAATTCGCCGCAATTGGCAACGCGGACGATGCGCTCGATCGCCTCGGGCTCAACTTAACCAAGGTGGCTGACATCACCGCCGTTACGCTCGCGCCGGCCGTCGAAGATGTCAGCAACAAGCTAACCGCGTTTCTATCGCAGGACGCGACGCAAACGCAGCTACTGACTGGACTGCTGCTGATCCAGCACACAATCGAAGTCATTCCCGACGCGATTGACGCAATGGCCCAATCGTTCGAGGACATGGCCAAAGGCGGCATGTTTGGCGACATTGTTTCCAGTTTGGCCACGATCAACGACCTACTGCCGGAAGGCGTTGACAAGACGGCTGGATTATTCGATTCGCTGGCGATGGAAGCGGAAGCCATTCAGCAGGGCGCCGAGCTTTCAAAGAAGCTGGCTGAATCATCAGCGGCTATCGCGGCCGACATGGCGCAGCAGGAGCAAGACGCCATCGACAATGCCAACGCGGTGGCGGATATGCTTGCGAACGCGACTGAGCTTGCGATGCTCGACGCTGGCATGATTGCGGCTGCCGAGAACGAAGCGGCAGCCATTGCATTGGGCGAAGCCGAGAGGGCGCAGGAGTTCCAGGCTAAGCTACAATCGATGCTCGATGATGCCGTGCTGTCGATGACGGACGATGGCAAGATGCGTCTTGAAGCCATGCGGGCAGGGGCTGCCAACGAGCCGGAAATTCAAGCCTACATTGACCTAGCCAAGGAGCTTGAACGCGTCAAGAAATCCGAGCAAGACCTAGCCGAAGTGCAGAAGGCTCGCCAGCAAACAGCCATCGAAAACGCCCGCGAATATGAGCGGATGATTGCCAAGCTTGAGACGCCAGAGGAACGGGCTGCTCGCGAGCTGAAACGATTCGCGGAGATTGGAGCGACACAAGAGCAGATTGACGCTATGGCCGGCCAGATGGCCGACGCGTTAATCAAAAAGCCCGGCCAATCGGTGGCGTTGTCTGGTATCGTCAAAGGATCTAAAGAAGACCTAGCCCAAGAGTTCGCACGGCAACGAGAAGACCGCCAACAAAAAACGCTGGTCGAGATCCGCGACGCGTTGCGTCAGCAACTAAAAAAAGACGTCGTGATGGTCGAGGAGGTAAGCATCCTGTGAGCGTATCACGCGTCGATGTGGTCAACGTGGTCGGCAACACGGTGGAAGAAGTCCATCGCGAATACACAATCACGTATCGTGTCATCACGACAACGCGGGCCGATGGTCCGTACGTTGTGCTGTCCGCTGGCAATCTTCCACGCCGTGGCGACTTTTATTCGTACGGCAACGACCTGGACATATTCGCGACGTGCAAGAGCATCGGACCAGCACGGCTAGAGCGTGCTGAGGATACTGGCAAAGCGTGGCTTGTCGATGCGGTGTTCTCGACCAAGGGCAGTCAGCGAGATCCCGCCGACAACCCTGGCGATCCGATAAGCTGGGCCTGGAAGGTGAGCGGATCGTTCGGCAGTGGGCAATGGTATCCGCGCAAGGACGCCAACGGTCGAGCGATTGCGAACACGGCGGACGAACCGTTTGAGGATGTCCCGCCGATTGATGATCCAAGAATGATCATCAGCCTGGAAAAGAACACGGCTAGCCTAAATATCGACACATGGAAGAAGACTCGCGGCAAGGTGAATTCTTCGCCGTTATGGGGCTTGCCAGTGAGGCAAGTTAAGCTGCTGCAATGGTCCTGGAACGTCCAGTTTACCGGCCAAGGGGCAGCATACATTTCGAACAAGTTCGAGGTCGAGATTAACGACGAAGGGTATTACTACTCGCCTCTTGATCAAGGCTTTCGGGAAAAATTTGGCGCGAAGCCGGGTGGCAAGCCGAACTATTGGACTATTCTGCTAAACGGAGAATTGCCGACGCGGCCAGTACGCTTGGACGGGAATGGGCAGATGTTGCTAGAGGGTCAAGCCAGCGTCTACTTCGATGCGGCGGCCGGGCTGACAAAGCGTTACGAGCTAGAAGGCGAGTATGATTTCACAACTATTTTTCCATCGGTCTTACCTGGGCCGATAACGTAAAGGGCTGACAATGGCAAACGAGATAAGCGCGACTGTGGGGCTGTCTGTCGTCAACGGCAATCTGCGGATTAGCTTTCCGCAGCTAACGCGGCAATACAATCAGACGGCATCCGGGCTATCCGATCAAGTGTTATCCATCGCGACAACGGCGGAAGACGTTTCGTTTGGCGACGTTTCCACGCCTGGGCTGTGCGTGCTCCACAACCTGGACACAACCAACTATGTCGAGTATGGCATGAGCGACAGCGGCACCATCAAGAAGCTTGCCAAGCTGTCGCCGGGCGATGTTCACATGATTCGGATGGCGGCATCGACAACGCTACGAATGCAGGCGAACACAGCGGCTTGCAAGGTGCGGGTCTTGTGCTTGGAGACGTAAGCGATGACTGACATTCGGCAGTTTTCCGAGCAGTCGCAACAACGCATCGCAAAGGTGGTAAGGAAGGTTGAGCGTTCGCCGATCTTGCGGCCGCAGCCATTCGTGCGGACGACAAGTCCGACCGCTCGCGAGTTGCGTTGGGCACGTACGACCACGAGCTTGGAGTTTCCCAGCTATCCGGACAGTGGGAACGCAGTGGTGGTTGAGTTCGGCGACTATGCGATAAGCGGCGATCCAATCGTAAGCTCGACGAACACGCCGTCCTTCACCGCGTACGACCCTGAGCAGAAGGTTGTCGCGTTGCTGTCTGGCGGTACGTTGCCGACGGAAGGTAGCGTTGTGCAGTGCTATCGGCACGAGGGGCAATGGTGGATTGAATTTGCCGATAGTCCGCTACGCGTCAAAAACACAACCGGAAGCACGCTATCCGCTGGGGCTGTGCTCGAACTGACAACATCCGTTGCAACGCCGACACGTTACGCGATCGTCCTAAATGGCATCGCTCGGGCCGGTGTCGATCCGCCATGCGCTGTGTTGCTGGCTGACGCTGCCAACAATGAAATCGTCGACGCCACAACAAGCGGCGTATGCGTCGCGAATGTCGATATCATCGATGCCGACAACACGCACGCGCGGGTTGTTCCTGGCGATACGCAGCTTAAGGGAGATTTCGGCGGCTGGGCTAGAATCATTTACAAGCCGACTGGCACTGGCGTTAAATCATGCGTGCTGCACGTTGGCGAAACGCGGACTGTGCGACGCAAGGCGAGAGCGACAACGACCGTCACCGATGGCTCGACGGGATCGGCAGACGTGTTCATTGATGGATCGGCTCGCGGCAATGTCACCGTTCACTATAACTGGATGACGGGCGCGGGCAACATTGCCAACGGATCGGACCTGTTCATCGAATACTTCCATGACGAGGACAAGTGGGTTGTCGTGGGTGCGGAGTGCGCAACGTGAACGATCGATTCAGCGTGGCGCGGTGCTGCTGCGGATTTTGCGAGGACTGTTGCAACGGAAACGCTCCTAGCGAATTCGACGTCGATATCGAGTACGGCGATAAGTTCTGCTCGTCGTGCAACGAGGATCTGTCCGGCACGTTCACGCTACCGAGAGTGTCCGGGGAAATCTGCCGTTGGCAATTCACGCGGCAGGCTCCATCGTGGTCGACGCCATGCGTCCCAAATTATTCGTCCTACGATCAGGACGTTACGTTTCAGTTGCTCAGACTCGATATCCGCTGCATAAACGCGAGCGACTATCGCATTACGGCGTTCACACAGCTAGCGGCGAAGTACACTACCGGCGAAGAGATTTTGAGCGGAACGCCTAGGCAAAGCCGCAACATGACTCGAAGTTTAAACGCGGTCTATTCCGCTGTGGTGCCGTTCAATCAATTCACGTGCGATGAAGTGGTGGACTACGAATTGACATTCGCATACGCCGCGATGTTTGCAACGTTTGAAGTTCTTATCTTTCCGTACGAGTGGTCAAGCTTTTCGTTTTGGTATTTAGCGCGTCCGCCTATTACCGCGTCGCAATTCATTCCGACGCTTCCAATCGGATCGCGGACGTACAATCTTCCGACCGGCTTTGACACGTACACTTGGACGGACTATCCAATCTGCGAACCGCCGGCAACCATCAAGATCACTGGCGTTCCCTAATGCTATGCGACTTTGGCGACGATCTACGCTGCATTTATTGCGGCTACCAAGCCCGCAAGCCACGAACCAAGCGTGTGTGCCAAGCCCCGCAGGAACAGCGACGGGCGCAACTCACACAATACGCCGCCGCCGTTGCGCGTTGGCTACGTGCTGGACGTCCTACGCGTAGCGACGCGGACACCGACCGGCTATTCGCGATCTGCCAGCAATGCGACCGCTACGACGCCGAACGCGGGGCCTGCAAGCTGTGCGGCTGTCGGGTGTCACGCTCGGGATGGCCGCTGGTCAATAAAATCCGCATGGCGACCGAACAATGTCCGATTGGTAAGTGGGAGTCGCAGCCAATCGACAAGCACGCTGTCCAGCGTATCGGGATCGTCACGCCTAACTTGTTAGTTGGCGGCGTCGAATCCTGGATTGCCAGCTTGGCGCGGGAGTGGTCGCGATCCGGTCGAGCGGAAGCCATCGTTGCCCACACTGGCACGGCCGCTAGTGCCGATCCGGTGCTAGTCGAACGCCTCGGGCGTTGGGCGACGATCGTTAGCAGTGCCGACATCGCGGGCGTGGTGCGTGTTCAGTCGCCTCGCCTAGCGGTTGCGACGGTGGCTCAGGCTGTTGACAGGGTAATCGCGTGGAGCATGCCGCCTGACCTGCTAGCGGCTTGCGCTGGCACGCCTACGGTTGGCGTTAGTCATGGTTGCGGCGATTGGTGGATGAAGTCGGCCGATCCGTACGTTACGGCCTGGGTGGCGGTGCATAATGTCGCCGCAGTGCCATGTCCGCGAGTTGCCAAAGTCATCGAGAACGGTGTCGACATCGAGCGTTGCCAATCGAACCTAACGCGGGTGCAAGCCCGCGAACGCCTCGGACTGTCGCCGCTAGGCTGGATCGTCGGCTACGTTGGCAGGTTCTCGGGCGAGAAGCGGGTTCGAGCGATTGCCAATGCGGCCGAGTTGCTGCCGGACGGCTGGCGGTTGGTGATGGTTGGTCGAGGTGCTGACATTCCGCCGCCATCCGATCGCGTGACGATTCTGCCGCCCGTGGAGCACGTAGGCGA